CATGTCGTCCACGTCCTACTCCTTTCGGTTAAGCCGGTCCTCGACCCCTTCGAGCCGGTTCTCGAATCCGATCTGCTGCATTCGGAGCGCGTCTATCTGACCGCTCATCACCTTGACGTCTCCCTGCAGCCTGATGGTTTCCTTCGAGGAGCTGTCCGACGACTCCCACACCTTCATCCCGATCACTCCCAGGACCGCGACGAACATCAGGAGGAGCGCGCCCACGACAGAGAGCGCGACGCCAAGCATCCACCGAGGGATCTGCACCACGTTGTTCGGGTTGTCGCCGTTGCTCATCGGACGTCACACAGGTACCGCTGAACGGTCCCGCTCTTGCCGTCGGTGACGACACTCCACTGGCACTTGAAACCAGCGTTGGAAAGCGCGGACTCGAGCACGGCACGAGAGAGAGTGCGGACCTCGCTCTCTTTCTTGTCATACGGTCCCATCTCGCTGATCGCGGTCTCGATGCCGTACAGGAGGTGCCCGATCTTCTCGCAACAGTCGATCCCTTCGAATACCCGACCGCCACCACCGGGGGCAGGGTTCTGAGCGCAGACCACCCCCACGGAGAATCCGACAACCGCTCCGATCACGAACACGATCGCCCACCGCGTCACACGTGCCATCACTTCCTCCCTTCGTGTTCGAGCGAGTAGTGGTTGCCGTCACCGAAGCGCCCGCCCCAGCGGCAGAGCTGATGCTGCGCTTCCCACCATTCACCCAGCGGCCTGTGGTCCTCGGTCTTGTCGAGGTAGGATCCAGGGATACCGGGAGCCGCGACGCGGTACAGATCGAAGTCAGCAGCGAGCCCGTCGCCGTGGAGGGAATTGCGGATGCCGTTCGCCGCCCCGTTATTGATGATCGCGTTGGCGAGGCGCGGCCACAGCTTCTTGACGTGGAGAGCCAGGGCCTCGCGCCCGGCCTCGCCCATCGCGTTGATCTCAGCCTGCTCGTCGGTGCGCTTGGCTTCGGCCAGCGCCAGGGCCAGACCAAGGGTCTCGGCGTGCAGAACGAGCCGCGCCGCGAGCGACGTGAACAGCCTGCGCTTCTCCCCGAGCGTCACGACGCAGCCCCCACGATCTTCACCGCGTCGGCGATGAGGTTCTTGCTGCTGTCGTTCGGGAGCGTCGCCTTGCGCACCGTCACCGTGGCCGTCGTCCCGAGGATGAACCGCCCGAGGAAGTGCCAGTTGTCAGCGGTCCTGGCGCGCTGGTCGATGGTGACGGTATTGCCCGCGATGGTGTAGAGCGCGGCCTGAACCCAGCGCGAGGTCACTTGCGTGTCGGGCGGGATGTGAGCGAACACGTCGTAGCCGCCGGGTGCGAGGCCGGTCAGGTTCCACGTGTACGTATCCCATATCCCGGTCTGGCTCTGCGCGTAGTTCGCTCTGCTGTAGTCGCCGCCGTGAGCCGTCGAGGTCGGGATGCCGAGGTCGGTCGAGCGCCAGTAGCCGACCTTGCTCGTTCCTGGATCGCCGTCGTCGAGGATGCTCGAGGTCGGTGGCACCGGAGGCAGGACGGCCGAGATGTCGGTGCGGCCGAGGTTCGGGACGATCGGGACGATGATCGTGGCCTGCTGCACGGACAGGCCGAGCGTGCCGAACGTGCCCTCGGGGTTCGTGATCGTGAGGACCGCGCTGCCGGGTTGCAGCGTGGCCGCTGTCAGCTCGAGGTTGATGGTGACGTTGCGGCAGTCGGTCGAGCTGGTCGAGAGCACGCGGAGTCCAGGGTAGGTCGTGGTGGCGGTGAACCCGTTGCGGATGTTGCCTCCGACCAGGCCGAGCGGGACGGTCGAGACGCCGGTCGCTGGTGCAACGAGCTGCGCCGGGTTCGTGCTCGTGACGAAGATGCGAGGCCAGCCGCTGACCTCGTTCGAGAACGTTGCGCTGGTGTAGATCGTGGTGCCCACAGTGCAGACCGCTTTCGCTGCCAGGTAGAACGTGGTGCAGTCGGTGAGGCCTGTCTTGGTGTAGGCGTTCACGTCGCCGACGTTCTGGACGTTGGTGTAGGTGCCGGTCGCCGTGCCGCTGTGGACGGTATAGGTCCGGGTGCCCTGCGAGCAGGTGACGTGGTCCCATTGCAGGGGGACCTCGCCGGCAAAGACTTGGCACCCGGCGTAAGCGATGATGACCAGGCTGATGGTCGCTGCTGCCAGGACCCCGAGGACCCTTGCTCGCTTCATGGTCATTTCCTCCAACAGCAATAATCGACGGTCTGTGCCGTCGGGTTGATGTCGGCGCCGGTCGGATTATACAGCCTGAGGTTGAGGGTGTTCGTGGTGCCGTAGCATCCGTCTCCCTTGGCGATGAGGTCGTCGTTGAAGTCCGCCCTGGCCGCGCACTCGCACACGTCGTTGGCGGCCAGGCCGGTAACAGTGGCGGTGCCAGTCGCTGTCGACACTGTCGGGACGTTCGGCGGGTCCATCGAGACCGAGCCGCATTCAAAGGTGATGGGCGTCGAAGTCTCCGTGCCGTCGCGGTCCACAGGCAGACCGCCGCTGGCGTCGGGCACGCGAATGTACTTGTCTGCCGAGGTGGGGAACTGTGACCCTAGCCGGATCTGGATGCCATCCGTGATGGCCGTGTAGCCGCCAGTCGCGCCGTCTTGCTCGATGCCTTCCCACTGGATGTACTGCCCCTCATTCACATCGCCGCTCAGCGTCTCGGCGTAGCTCCCGAGCTTGACCACGCTGTTCGCGTAGACCCCGAAGGCTTCCCGCGTCATAACGTCTTCTTGGCCCGTGAATGTGTAATCCCAAAACTTCGCACCGGAGCGAGTGTTGATGCCGGTCTTGTCCTCGATTCGGAACAGAATACCGTCCTCCCAGCCGCTGCCGCTGTTCGTCGAAGAGAAGATGGCAGCCGCGGGGTCGGTGCTCTGCACGTCGTGGTGCGCGGCAAGATTGAATGTCGGGTAGATGTAGCTGGTCAGCGGGGCGGGCCACGCCTTCGTGTTGCCGAAGAACCCTCCACCGTCCGACCGCACGCCGTCGTCGGTAATCATGAAGAACGGCATGTTCCACAAGCCTGGCGACCAGTTGTTCCCCTGCCCTCGGAAGATCGTGAACGGCGACGTGTAGTAGGTGTGCGTCTCGGGCGGCATGTGGATATTGAGACCACCGGTCGTGATGACGACGCTCGGATGCTTCAACGCTTCCCCCGGCTGGCCCGTCGAGGAGTCCGTGTGGTATCCGAACTCCGCGATAGCGGCGCCGCCGCACCCGGTCAGCTGAGTCTCAATGCATGTCTCCCCGCCTGGGCAGTCGCCGTCCACAAGGCACTTGGTCGCCGTGGTCGTGGAGCAGAAGGTCTCGCCGATATTGCACATCCCGCCGTGCATGTACGAGGGATCGCTCGACGCGTCAGCGCCGCCGACGAAGTGCCCGGTCGATATGTTCTTGTACTCCTCGAAGCTGTTGTCGCTCCCGGAGACACAGCTTTCGCCCGCCGGGCATTGCGCCGCCGTCTTGCATTCGGTCGAGCTTGTCACCGAACACGTCCCGGTGCGGCAAAACTCGCCTCCCGGACAGTCGCCATCGGCGTTACACTTGGTCGCGGTTGTCGTCGAGCACGAGCCGATGTCCTGCTGGTCGTTCCACTCCCCGATGGCGCCACCGTCGAGCGTGCCGTCCGCATCGCTGTCGGAGAACGCCTTGGTGGGATCGTCCATGCGCACGAAGAAGGAGAACGGCACCATGTCCTGCGTGCAGTTGTTCCCGCTGCCGCAGTGCGGCTGGTCTGCTGAGGACAGCACTCGAAACTTGCCGTCGCGTGTATCCACCACGAGCGCGTCCTGCTTGCCGGCCGAGGCCGTGGCGGGGTTCGTGTCCACGAACGCCGTCGTGTCGTTCTCGTCCGAGTCGATACGCAGCAGACCGTCCGTCGAGGGCAGATCCGTGAGCGCGGTCGCGATGTCCGTGAAGCCGTCGCTGCGCCGCTCCTGATTGATCCAGTCCACGAACACGCCGGTAAAGAACGTCGTCGCCCGTCCCACAAGCGTCGTGCCAACGGTATGCGTGGACGCCGATGCGAACGCCGCGTCGAAGTTGACTACCTGCTCTTGTGAGCCGGCCGTGCCTTGAGCGTTCCAGATGCCGAGGTCCTGGTCCGCGTCCATGCTGGAATCGACACGCAGCATCTGCCACTCGTCCTGCGAGCCGTCGTTCCAGTTGATGCCCGTGGAGGTTGCGGTGTCGGAGAACTCCAGGGTGCCGCGCTTGACCGCCGCGCGCTCGGTGGCTCCCGTCCACTTGAACCACGAGGTCATGGTGTCGTCGATCATCGCTTGAAGGTTCGCGTCGCAATCGGTAGGTATGGCGCTATTGCAGCTCGTCTCGATCAGCATGTGCGGCCCGGTCGTACACGTCACTCCCGAGCAGTCGTCCACGGCCCCGAGGTCGGGCGTGGAGCCGCGTATCCATGCCGCGCCGCCGTCGTCCGCCCGAACCTCGAAGCGTATCGCGTCGGTGCCACCCGTGTCCCATAGCTGCCAGTGACCGTCCGAAGTCGCACGCTCCGAATACTGCTCCGCATTGTTGGTCGTGTAGTCGTACCGCGCCGCGGTCGTGTCGTAGGTCTTGGCCGTGAACTGCTTGTTCTGCCAGTCGGAAAGCGACTGCTGCCATACCGAGCCGCTCGTGGTCGAACTGCCCGTCTCGAACATCGGATCCCGGCTCACCGCCTCCGCCCCGGTCGCGGCCTTCAAGTAGCAGCGGGTATTGCCGCTAGAGACGCCCATGCCGTTGAGCACCACGTTCGCGGTGCCCTCGACGTAGACGCCGCAGTCGCCGCTCGTGTCCCAGTCCTGGTTACAGCCCGTGCCCGCCCCGGTGCAGCACGGGTGCGGGTTGCCAGAACCGAGACATTCCGCGCTCGCGTTGGTCGGGGCCAGGTGCATCGAGCCGCCGTACATGCGGACACCGTTCACGCCGTTCTGCCCACCGGGCAGGCTCGCGCCGCCCGCGCCGATAAACGAAAACATGGCCTCTTGAGACGGCGTGCCGATGTGCGGCCCGTAAATCTGCCAGTCGCCGCCGCCGGTCAAGTAGATGTGATGGGTCGGGCCAGCGTAGGGCGTGCCCGCTCCGTCACGGTCGCGCTCGTACACGCCCCATACGAGCTTGTTGCCCCACTGATTCTCACCGCCGCTCGCTTCCTTGGACCGGAACGACACGACCCCGGGCCGCTCCACGTCGGGGATTTCGATGACGTTGAGGGAGCTGTTCCCCTGGAGGACGATCGCCGACTCGCAGTCCTGAATGTTGTTGTGCCCGATGGTGGAGTTCTGCAGCCCGTCGATGAGCAGGCAGGTCGAGCCCGACGCGGCCCCGCCCGTGACGTTGTTGTTCTCGAAAAGCAGCTTCGCGCCCGCGTCCAGGTTGACGACGGTGGTCGCGATGCCCGCGCCGTCGAACTTGCAGTTCGCGATGTACTTCCCGCGGTCGCCCGTGCCTCCTGCGGGCGCGTAGTCGAGCAGCGTGGTCACTCCCGCCCCAGCCGTCAGCCCGCTCCCCTCCCCGGTGCATTCGATGGACACCCCGTCCGGTACCGTGATGGCGTTGGTCGTGTAGTTCTCGGAGATGACCACCACGCCCGCGTTCAGCGCCTCCACGGCCGCGATGGCCGCGTGGATCGCCGTGGCGTTGGCGGCCGCGCTGCCGCCGGTGCTGGCCCCGAAGCTCGGGTGCGCCACGTCGTAGAACGGGCCACGGCTTCGCGTCATTCCGGTCGAGGTGATGGTCGGTGCGTTGGACTGGTATTTGATCAGCTTCCCTGTCGTGCCGTCGAACACTGGAACCGCGAGGTTGACCGCGGCTCCCGGCCCGATGACGTCACCGGAGCCTGAGCCTCCTGCGTTTTCGCATTGCTTCCACTTGAGCGAGCCAGAGTCGTCCTCGCAGCACCAGTGTTTGCCGCGGTCTGGTCCGCTCGAGATGAACCGCATCATGCCGAGCTTGGTGCACGCGGAGTCCGGCACCGGGCTGACGTTCGAGGTGTTGGGGTTCGATGGTGTGAACGCCTGGCCGTAGGCTTGAGGAACGAGTCCGACTCCGACAAGAACGGCGAGAACGTAGAGTGTCTTCGTCATGGTAGCAGCGCTCCACCGTAGGCCCAGGAAAGATAACCGAACCCGCCGATGCCATCGCCGAGCGAAATGAACGCCTCGTCTGGCAAACCGGCTCGGCGCAGCAGGTAGACATAGCCGCGATTCGACTCGCTGGCCGTCGGGAGCTGCCAGACCGTAGGCAGGAAGGCAGCGAGCCCGACCGGGGCGCCCGCTCCTGGATCGGACAGCGGGATGGCGTCGAGCAACCCGATGCGGTGCCAGGTCGTGCGCCAGCGGTTCCCCGCGATGGTCTTGTTCGCGTGGCCGTCGGGCCCGTCGACCCCGCCTGACCGAAGAAGGACGGGGTGGAAGTTGATGCCCCCGTCGATGGACAGGTCGAAGTCCCAGGCGCGCGACCCGTCGATCATGGTCTCACCGGCGCGCCTCACGATCTCGAGCAGGACAGCCTCGTCGGCCATCGCAAAGAAGTCGATGGTCATCGTGACCGACATGCGGAAGCCGCGGGCGATCACGTCGATGTTGTTGTTGATGTCCTCGCGTTGGTCAGCGATGTAGGAGTAGGCCGGGACGGTCGACGTCGGGCCCTTGGACTCGGTGAACGCCAGCATCAGGTCGAGCACTTCGACCCGTCCGTTCTGCGGGCTCATGCGCAGCAGGTTGTAGTGCTGATAACCGTTGGCCATTACGACACCCGCAGCAGGCGAAGCTGCTGGCGGCGATCATCGATCTCGGTCTCGGCCTCCAGCACACGAAACGGGACGGCATCAAGGGTCGCTCGGTTCAGCGGCCTAACCAACCTGCCGGTCTCTCGAATCTCCACAGCCTCCTCTCCCGCCGCGAACATCGACGACAGGAGGTTGGAGTAGTTCTGCGCGATCCCGGCGGCGAGAGATTCGGTGGTGATCATCGGCGACTCCAGCTCGAGACGCGCGCTCGAGTCACCCGTGGCGCCCGCAAGCTTCACGATGTCATCGCCCGCCGCGTCCTTGCCGGTCACGCGCACGCTCGTGCGGTAGTCCTCCGAGACGGGGCTGCTCGTCTGCTCCAGGGGCACGCCGAGGTCGTGCTCCTCCGTGAAGGTTGGGAACGTGTTTCGCCCGATGAGCTGTCCGGTGCGGTACCTGTCGACCGACACCGTGGCCATCGAGACGAGAGCGAGCTGGCGCAGACCAGCGCTCACGCTCATGCCGCCGAAGTCGGCATAGGGGATAACCCCGGCGAACTCGCGCGAGATGACGTAGTAGAGAGGGCCCAAGGGCCCCAGGTCCAGAAGGACCAGGCCGACCTGGTCGCCATCCGTTTCGTCGAAGATCGTGGTGAATGCGTCATAGTTGCCGGTCGCCAGGGTGAACCGCGCAAGCTCGGTCCATAGCGTTGCGCTCCACACGACGCATCCGAGGGTGAAGCCGTTGCGGTAGACGCCGAACACGAAGTCGTCACAGTGGCGCAGGGTCCAGGCGTTCAGACCAGAGGGGGGAACGACCGCCCGCTCCTGGACCTTGCCCGAGCCGATGGTGTGGATCTCGAGGCTCGCTCCGAGGCGGAACATCCGAGAGAGGGCGCGACAGAACCGCAGGCGCCCGAACGCGTCGTTGTAGGTCGTAGCGCTGCCGCCGCCAGGGATGGGCACGATAACCGTGCGCTCGAGGCTACCGTCGCCACGCTTGAAGCTACACCACGCCTCGCCGTTGACCACGTCGAGGTCCAGGGAGCGCGACGCCCAAAACGCATTACCGCTCCCCGCCGTATAGCCGTCAACCTGCTGGATGTTGACCCCGTTGCGGTGCAGCTCGAGCGTCGATGGGTTCGCCGGTCCGAGCGGATTCTTGATGAGCCTATAGTAATCTCCCGCCGCGTGGTCTGCTGCGTACAGGCCAACATCGTCGACCGCGCCAACACCTGTCGGGACTCGAACGATGGTCCCCGGCTCGCTGAGCAGGTACGGTCGCCAGTCGATCTGAGCGTCAATGACCGCGTCGACGTCCGAGAACGGATCGGTGGGCGAGTCTGCGTGCTGAGTACCAGAGAGCTGGCCGACAACGCTCACGTCGCCGCCCTGAACCGTGACCGAGCGTAGGGTCTCGAGCGGCAGCCCGATGGCATTCCCTACCGTGGCGAGCGGGGTCTCGGAGATGTCCTGGTCGACCTGGATGTCATAGTGGGTCAGGCCAGCGGCCTGGAACAGCAGGGCGGCCAGCTCCTTGACCGTCTCGTTCCTGTGGTACGGAGTATCGAGCGTGAGAGAGGCGTCCGTGAAGTCGTTATCCCACACCTCGACCGTGCGTATGGTTCCGGGCGTGCCCGTCGCCACGATCGCCTCGATGGTTTGCGTCTCCGCCACGGACTCATCTTCTCCGGTGAGCGTGATCTCGTCTCCCGGCAACAGATCGGTCGTGTCCGAGACGGACACGCTGTCCGATGCAGCCACCACCGTCCCCGTCCTCCCGACCACGTTGCGTTTGACAACTTCGGCCGAATGGCTCTCCAGGAGCTTCGAGTAGGTGAACGCCTGGACGTTCGCCGTCTTGGTTCTGCGGTTGTAGTGGACCGATGCCGGGAGGTCCAGAACACCGGCGAACAGAAGCTCCCACGGCTGCCGCCGGAAACGGACGCGGCGCCAGATGCGCACGGTCCATTCCTCGCCGCGCTGCCCGTTGACGATGAACCGCTCGAAGGCCCCGTCGTGGTTGTCGATCTCCAGGTCGATGTCGCCGTGAACCAGCTCGAGAAGACCCTCCTCCATGCGCTCGGAGAGCGTCCCGATCTCCGAGAGGCGCGGCGAGAGGTCCATCTCGTCCCCAAGTGGGCTGGTTAGGACCGCGTAGAGCGTGGGCTGGCTCATCGCTGAACCCGGCCGAGGTCCTTGCGGCCAGCCTCGTCGAGCTTCCGCTTGAGGTGTCGCAGCCCGGCGTCGCCTCCGTAGACGTTGCCCTCGATGATCGTGCGCTGGTCGATGGTCGAGGAGCTGTCCACGGTGCGGTTGTCATTCGTGACGTTGGAGACCGCCCCGCCCTGCTGCTGCCGCTGGATGATCCTCAGGGATTCCTCGGCGAAGCCCCCGCCGAAGAACCGGATGAGGTCCTGGGCGGTGCTGCGGCCCAGGCCCCGGGCGACCATATCGTTCACGGGGTCGTCCAGGCTCCCCTCGCGCACGGCCCGCAGGCTCCCCCCGCCGCCCGCCCGGCGGCCGCCCCGGTCCGTCGTCCCAACCTGAAAGGCACCGCCGCCGCCCTGGTCCCCCCCAGCGGCCGCCCGTGGCCGCTCGGCGCCATCGCCGCCCGTGGGGGCCCCGGCGCCCGTCTTCTTCCCGCCGCCCGCCGCGGGGGCGCTGAGGGCCCCCGCTTGCCCGCTCGTCTTCTTGCGGTCCGTCGACAGGATCGAGCGAACCTGGGCAAACCCCTGGGCGGCCACCGCGGCGGCCACGGCGAAGTTGAAAGGGAAGGGCAGCGTGAGCGCCTGCGTGATCGCCTGGTACGTGTTGATTGCAGCGGTCGCCGCGGCCGTGGCCTTGTTCTCCCCGAAGGCCATCTCGAGCGACGACACCGTCGCCTGGGCGGTGTCGAGCGCGTTCTGGATCTTCGACTCGGCCACCTTGCGGTCGAGAGCCTCCTCCTCGTTGGCGGCCTTTTGCTTCGCCGTCTTTTCCTTGCGGCGCGCGGTGTCCGAGATGCGCTCGGTGAGCTTGGTGAGCGCCTGCCGGAGCTTGGCCTGCTCCTCGGGGTTGGGCTCGGCTTCGATGCGCGCCTCGAGCACGCGCTTGATGGACTCCAGCTCCTCCTTTTCCTTGGCGAGGATGTTGTCCAACTCGCGCGTCAGGTTCTCGTCGATGGCCTTCTGTTCGAGCGCCGCGCGCTGGTCGATGGTCAGCGTGCGGTCGGCGAGTTGCTGCTCGAGCTGGGCGCGAGCCGCCTCGGCCTCCGCGTCGTAAGCATCCTGGGTGACCTGGGCGGCGGCCTCCGCGACGGCCTTTTCGTTTTCGACCTCGCGGTTCTTGGTCTCTTTGTAGAACTGATCGCGCAGGGCCCGCTCGGCGTCGAGGAACGCCTGGCGGATCATCTGTTTCGTCTCCTCGGTCCCTTCGACCTCGGCGACGGCCTGCGCGCCCGTGGCCCGGAGGAACTCGATCTCAGCGTTGAGCCGTTCCTCGGTGCCCTCCTTGTGCGTGTCGATCTGCGCCTTCAGCAGCGCCAGCTCGGCCTTGATGCTCTCGTTGGCCCGCAGCCTGTTGAACGCCGCTTCCTTCGCCGCCTTCTCGGCGCGGTAGCGGTCCTCGATGGCGGAGACGGCCGCGGCGATATCCGAGGCGCTGGTTTCGGCCTCCTCCCCGCTGATCTTCGCCTGCGCCTTCTCGGCGTCGGCACGCACGCGCAGCGCCTGGAGTTCCAGCTCGAGGCGCTTGTCGGTGCCTTCGCGGTAGGCTTCGGCCTCGGCCTCGAGCACGTCGGCCTGCGCGTCCAGTCGTGCCTTGGCCGCCTTCTCTCCAGCCTTCCGTTCCTCCTCCGCGTCCTGCCGGGCGGCCTGTGCCTTGAGCCTGTCGAAGCCGGTGAACGCCTCCCCGAACATCCGGTCCCACCCCGAGGCGTATGCCTTGGCGCTGTCCTCTCCGCCCTTCCCCCACAGGGAGACGATCTCTTTCAGGCGCTTGTCGAAGGCCTCCTTCCCGACGTTCGCGATCTCCATGTAGGCTTTGCCCACGCCCTTCAGGAAAGCCTCGGGCCCGGCGGCGAGCAGCGTCTTCCAGTCGAACACGCGGGTGAACAGCTCGGCGAACGCCTTGGCCTTCTTGCCGATGTCGTCGAAGAAGATTCCGAACACCGCCCGCCCCGTCTCGATGGCGGCGACGAGCTTCTCGGCAAGGAAGGCGGCGACCTGCACGAGCGGAGAAATGATCGAACCGACGGCGCGCTTGAGGCGGTTCCACGAGTCGGAGAGCTTGTCAAGAGAGTTCTGCGTGTCGTCGGTTTCCGCGGCCACGCCCTGGAACTTCTTGCGCACTTCCTCGAGAAGCTCGGCCGCGTCCTTCGTCTCCCCGTTGGCCTTCTTGATGTCGATGCCCAGGGCGCGCGCCGCGGGCCCGGCGCGGCCCTGGAGGATGTTCGCGAGGTGCTCGGCGGCGGTCGCTGCGTCAAGACCAGCCTCGCCGGTCTCGGAGATGTCGGTCGCCAGGTCAACCGCGGCGAGCGTTGCGTCGGCGTCCTTGGTGACCCCGATGAAGCTCTGGAAGATCTTGACGGTCTCGCGGAGCGGCGGCCCGCCGTCGGCCGCGATCCGCTCGAGGTGCTTTCGGACGCGCGGGATGGTCTCGTCGGTCTCGAGGCCGAGGTTGCGCATCGTCACGCGCACGGCGTTGAAGGCGCGGTCGACACCGGCGAACTCGCTGACCGCGGCGCGCCCAAACGCGGTGATCGCCGCGATGCCGAGGTATCGTCGGAGCGCACCTCCAACCGCGGCGGCGCTGCCGGAGGTCTTGTTCAGCTCGAGCCCGAGGGCCTTCGCCCGGTCTCTGAGCGCGTCGGTGGCCTTGGAGGTGTCGGAGCGGAGGGTGACGCCGAGACGCTTGGCCTCGCGCTCGAGCGCCTTCATCTCGGTCTGCCCTTCGCGGAGACCGACCTGCTTCAGGATCAGCTCGACGATCCCGCGAATAGTCAGGTCGGCCACGTACTATCCCGTGTAGGCCACGCCGGGGATCCCCCGGATGGCATCGTCGCTCGCGGCACCGCCTGCCGACCCATCCAGCTCCTTCGTCTGGCCCCGCGTCTGGTGCTCCATCTCGTCGATGACGTCGAGCAGCAGCTCATAGGGCCACTCCATCACGGCGCGAGGGTCGAGGCCGTACTGGCGAGCGAGGATCAGAATCATTCCCGTCTCGGTCAGATCGACGGGGGACTTTCCTGGCATCGGCGGCGGAAGCGGCCTGGTGAAGGCCTCGACGATCCTGCCGATGTCGCACATCTCGAGCACGGTGATCATCAGCGCGGGAGCGAGGGCATCGTCGGCGTGAATGCGTTCCTCGAGTTCACCCCATGCTCCGTGGCGAACGCACGTTCGAAGCAGGCGCCCGGCGCGAACGGCGTCGCGCGCGAAGATCGGAATGAGGTCGGCCACCACGCCAGGCTCGAAGATTCGCGCGCCGAACCTGCTGGCCGCTTCCTCGAGCGCCCGCAGCTCCTTCTGGTAGAGCGCGACGAGCACCACGATGGTGGAGACCGTCGGCGGGCGGCACACGAATCGGCGGCCGCCGTGTGTGGCGACCGCCGACCGCTCGATGAAGTTCAGCAGGGACACGCGCCCCGGCCTACGCGTCGACGAACTTGAAGAACTGCCCGCTGCCCGCGGCGATGCTGTCGTCGAACAGCGCGGCCGCTTGGATGGGCAGCGCCTGGGCCGCGGCCTTCTGGAACGCGATCTCTCCGTTCAGGGCGACGCGGCACTTGGCCAGCGTGAACGTGCGCGCGCGCGTGGTGCCGATGCCCTGCGTCCCGATGGTGATGCGCTGGTACTGCTCCTGCGGCGCGTCCACGAAGAAGCTCTTGTTGGGCGCGGAGCCCGTGATATTGCTCGTGGGCTGCCTCATCGCCAGCGCGTAGTTCTCCGGCGTCGCCTCGTCGAGGATCGCCGCGAGCACCCCCTGCGCGCGGATCGGAACCGACTTGACGATCCCGAAGGCGCGGTCGGTCTCGTGGTCGTAGTCCTCCGTGGTGTAGTTGAGGGACACGCCGCGCGTGTGCCCCACGTCCACCAACGTCGTCGCCCCGTAGTTCGCGACCCAGGGGCCAGCGCTCACCACACCTGCCGCGATGCAGATGTTTCCGCTTTGCGTCGCCATGCCTTCAACCCTCGGGGTGCCCGGCCCTCATGCCCTGGTTTGTTACGGGGCGGAAGCCCGCGGGGGCGCCGCGGCTCTTCGGTGATCAGCCTATCCGCCCCATCCTTGCGACCTACTCCTTCGCTTTGCCCTTCGCCGCCTTCGGCGCGGGAGGCAGCCCGCACAGCACCCGGATGTCGATGTCGTCGGGCGCGTCCACCAGCTCGCCCAGCGGCGGCAGCGGCGTCATCCGCTCCCCGAACCGTTGGAGGATCTTCCGGACGTCGCTCTCGAGCATCAGCTTTGCGCCAGCGAACTTGGCGTATGCGGTTCGCTCTTCGGCGGTCCAGGACGCCGCCGGGCCGAGCGGATACAACAGCTCCTTCTTGAGCGCGTCGGCCTCCTCCTGCGTGACCACGTAGGCAACCTCGCCCACGTGCCCATGCAGCATGCCGCCGGTGATCGCCGAATCGAAGTGCGTGAACACCGGCTCCTGCAGCGCAGGCCCGCCGAACCTGATCATCTTCCGCGTGCTCATTTGATGTCTCCATTCACCGAGAACGTGAGGCTGGGGCTCGTTCCGGTGAGCGCCCACCGCGCCCTGACGTAGGTCCACGGAACGTGGCGGTAGAGAGCGCTGTGCCTCTCCGCCGTCGTCGTGGTCTTGTTGTTGATGATGTTGCGCTTGGTAACCCGTTCCGTTTCCTCGGTGCCCGCGTTCGAGTCCTTCACGGACCAGTCGAACAGGAGGTCGGGCGCGTCCGTCTCGTTCCCGTCGTCCGACCCCTCGAGCCACAGGTCGAACCTCGTGATCGTGCCCGACCCGGTGGTGAGGTCCACCTCCACTGCCAGCATCGTTCCGGTCGGGACCTTGATCCAGTCGCCCGCCGCGCTGCCGGTCTGCGCCGCGCTGGGTTGGATAGCAACCTTCATCGCATCACCCCACGTCTTGCGCGTCGAACTGCTGGCGCATCCGGATGGTCACGACCGCTTCGCCGTACTCGCCCAGCACCCCAGCCTGGGGCTCGACCCCAACCACGATCGCGTTGTGGACCACGCCTCCCAGGGTGGGGTCCTCGAGGATGGCCTTGTCGATGGAGTCGCACAGGTCGGCCAGGCCCTCCGCCGCGGCGCTGTCGAGCTTCGACGGCTCCGGTTCCTTGACGAAACAGTAGACGCTCTGATCCCACGTGCGGTCCACGCCGCGCTCGGTCTCGAGGCTGCGGGTCTCGGCGTCGATGAGCGGCACGCAGATGTAGGGCCACGGGATCGCGAGTCCGTCCTCGGGAACCTTGAGGCTGGTGTAGACCCGCTGCTGGACGTCGACCAGGTGACCGCCCGCGGCCCCGCGGATCGTCTTCAAGCGGTCGACGAGTCCCTGGATTCCTCTCCACTTGGCTTGCACTTCGATTCCCTCCACGAGAAATGCCTGGTCGAGCAGCCACCGCTGCGCCGACGCCTGCGGGCCGAGGCTGAACATGCGAGGGAGGAGGATCGTGTTCTCGTTGTCCGCAACGAACGACGGAGAGACCCAGGTCTGCCACGCGTCGAGGGGGAAGTCCGAGGCGTAGAGGTTGACGGTCACAGGGTGAACACCCTGGTTGGTGTTGACCTCGAGCCGCCACCCACTCGGCCCCGACGGACCGTTGAACGCGTGGTCGGGATGAACGCGCAGCACGAGCGAGTACGTGTGCCCCGGAGTCGTGTCGGCCCACCCGTTCCCCACGGCGGTGAACGACATGCGCCCGCCAAGCTGGTTGAGCGGCGCACCGGCGACGCCCGGGAGCGAGAACAGATAGTCGCCGTCGGCCGCGGCGGGATAGCCTCCGGAGCCACCGAGTTGCCGCGTGGCCCCGCCGCCGAAGTTCGGCGGCGGCGTCGGCAGCTCGGCGCTGCCGTTTCCGAAAGGAATGACGAGCGTCGTCACGGGGAACTCCTCCAGCTCCTCGCGGGGGCCGCTGGCGAGGATCGTCAGCGCAAGAGCCAGGGCGGCCACGGCGACATTGGCGACGCGCAGGACGTTGTTCATGCCCGCCCTCCGAGGTCGGCGCCGAAGATGTCTCCGACGCCGGGCGCCTTGCCCGTGCGAGCAAGGTGTTCGATGGCTCGCAGCACGCGCTGGCGCGTCGGTTCCAGCTCGGTGTTGATGCTCCGGCGGATGAAGCCGCGCGCCCGGATGTGCACGAAGCGCTTGTGCGGCTTCACGAAGGCGGTCGTTGCCCGCCCGGCGCGCAGCGCGGCCTTCAGGCGGCGCGCGCTGGTCTTCGTGATCTTACCCTTGCGGATATCCGGCGGGGCGACGAGGTGGCGCGTGTGCCCCGTCACGTTCACGTCGCCCTCGAAGCCAAGCTCGTGCGCGCGGATGTACTTCAGCGGCGAGCCAACCTCGAGGCTGATCCGGTCGTGGGCCAGCTTCATGGCGCGGGCCACCATGGACCGGCGCCCGGTCCCCGTCACGACCCCCAGGTTGGGGAAGCGCCCGGGCGACGGGTCCGACATGCGCTCCATGACGACGCGCCGCAGGATCACCATCGCCGACGCCTTCATCCCGGCGAGGACGGCGCGAGGCAGCCCGGACGGCAGCTTGCCGAGCGCCTTCTCGATCTGCTCGAGGTCGATTCGGATTCCGGCCTGGAAGTCGGCCATCACCAGGCCCTCAGCCTACGGATCAGATCGCGTGATGCCGGGGTGAGGTCCTTCTCCCAGCTCGTGCTTTCGCCCGCGCGGGAGACCGTCGCCTTGCCCAGCCAGTTCGGCGAGGAGAACGACAGCCACGCGACCTCGTTCGCCAGCGCCTCGAGCGCGGGCCACAGCGGGTGCGCGCTGGTGAGACCGGCCTTGTAGACCACCGTGATGTTCTGCGAGCCGTACCCATCGGCCCACGGCTGGTTGTACCTGCGAAGTTTGCACGGCAGGTCGTACTCGTTCGCGTCCTCGACAACGACGCCCGCCGTGGTGGTGTAGCCTTCGGCCAGGACTAGCGCATTGCCATCCTCCGTCACGGAGATGAGGTCGCCGGTGATGTGCTTCACCGGGCGCCTCTCGGGGCGCAGGACGATGAGGTCCTTGCCGGACCCCAGCGCCCTGCACCCATCGAAGCGTTCGGTGAAAGAGGCCTCCTCGATAGGACGGCCGCAGACGTACGGCACCCAAGCCGAGACACGCGCCACCGCCTCCGCCAGCTCCGCATCCTTGGTCGGATCCAGCTCGGGGTTGGCGTATGCCTTGACCTTGGCCGCCGTGGTGAGCGCCACGCCTAGCCTCGGATCGCCTGCAGGCGCAGCGTGGCGTGATCGACGTCGATGAAGACCTTGCCGCGGTCGGCGCCGCTCTGGTCATAGACGTTCGCCGGACATACGCGGAAGGCGCGGTGTGCGCCCGCGGCGATGGCCACGGTGCGGTCGGCGACCGCCAGCCCGTCCACGATCTGAGCGGTGATGAACGTCACGTTGTGAGAGCTGGCATCGGAGTTGCGCACCAAGAGATTCACGTTGTCGCCGTTGACGTACTCGTGGCCGTTGACGGTGTCGCCGTTCACCTCGGTGCCGGACGCTCCGATCAGGAGGCCGGTCTCCGAGAGGTCCGCGACGGGAACAGGAGTGCGGGCCAAGGATCACCTCCCGCCTTACGGCGTGCCTTCGGCCGGTGACACGAGCAGCTCGTTGCCCTTCACGCTGGAGTGCAGGGCGGCGGGCTGCGCGTGGGGTTCGTAGAGGATCGCCACGATCCCCTCGACGACGCAACCGGTCGCGCCGCCGCGGGTGATGAGGCACTTGAGGAAGCGCTTGGTGGGGCGGTAGACGTCGACCTGCCGATAGGCGCTATCGTCGGTATCGGCGAAGGCCTGATCCGAGCCCTCCAGGTCGCTGTACGCGTCGGCGACGCCGTCGTCATCCGACTGCTGGACGGAGATGTTCGGGGTCCCGTCGGTGATCGCGCCGAGCTGGACCACGAACAGACACCCGTGGAAGCCCGCGGTGTCCACGCCAGCCGACGGGGTGACCGTGGTCGTACCAACGGCCACGGGCCCGTTGTGGCGGACGACCTTGGACGATTGAGAGAGGTTCACGGCGTCACTTTCCCTTCTTGCGGGGTGGGGTGCGGATGCTCTTGTCGAGCACGGGCTCGTCGAGCGCGGCGGTCTCGAGCACGGGCAGCTCGTCCTCGGTGAGGGGGTCGACAGCGGTGGTGGTCTCGACCTCGTGTCCCGTGGACGTCTCGATGACCGGCGCGCCCGGCTGGAGCGGCGCCTCGTTGATGGGAGCCTCCTCGAGGATCTCCACCCAACCCAGCCGCTCCCACTCCTTCGCGGTGGATTCCTGGATGTCCTCGGTCTGCCCGACGATGCGCCCCGCGACGCCCGCCGGGTTGTTGAGCCACCTGACTCTGCTCATGCGTTCCCTCCAGCTCCTTCTGCCTGTCGGTGGCCCCCGGGGCCCGGAGCCACGTGCCCCGGGGGCGCTTTGTCGGACCGACCTTTTCGACTACGTGGTGATGAGGTCGACCGCGCGGGTGAACGCCTTGCCAACCGCGACCGCGATGGCGGTGCGCTTGATGAGGCGCATGTGGACGCTGTAGGTCTGGAACGCGCTGGTGGTCACCCCGCCCACGACCATCGAGGCGACGTCGCTGACGTCCCACGACATGCCCGTCCGGTCACCGAAGGTGATCTGACGAGGCGGGCCGAAGTAGATGTTGGTCAGCGCGGTGCCGCTGCCCTTGGTGCGGTCGATGCGGATGCCGCTGTGCACCTCGACCGGGAAACCGAGCAGGGTCATCTGGATCGTGCCCGGCACGTTTCCGAACTGGAAGATCGGCACGCCCGCCCCGTCCGCCGCGGTGACGGCGTCGGCGCGCAGGCCGACCACCTTGGCCATCGCCTCGGGGGCCATGAAGAACCGCGCGAGTTGGCGGCTGGTCCGCTGGCGCGCCTTGAACACGATGGAGACCAGCTTGGCGTAGGTGATCGCGTCGCCGTTGGTCTGCGCCGCGATCTCGTTGACGTCGGTATCGGCCGCGAGGCCGGTGAACGACGAGGTGCCCTCGAGCGCCTGCGTGTCCTCGAGGGTGCCGATCAGCTCGGTGAGCTTCTCCTGCACCCAGGTCAGAACGCTGATGGCGCTGTCCTGGATCGACTCGAGCGAAGCCGCGGCGTATCCGTCGAAGCGCTTCGCCGTGAGCGTCACCTTCGCCACCGCGTTGGACGCCGGGACCGAGTCGGTGATCGCCGCGCCCTCGTTCTCGATGGCCACGCCCAGCGAGCTGGAGCCTTCCTTCGGGAGGTCGAGGGTCTTGGTGACCATCGGGATCGTGCGGACGCCCGCCTGGCGCAGGATGCTGTTGTCCGCGATGAGGCGATTCATCTCCGCCTCGACCGGGTCGGGGACCAGGTGGCCGCCGAGCGTGTCGGTCGCGGTGGTGAACGCCGCCTTCTCGATCAGCTCGATGGGGACGCGGTACGCGTCGCGGAAGGCCTGCTCGAGCTGCTCCATCCGCTTGAGGTGGTACTCGCGCTTCGCGGCCCACTGCTTGTGCTGGGCGCGCATGCTGTGGTCGAACCACAGGGCGCTGGCCGCCTTGAAGATGGGGTCCTTGAACTCGCCCTTGTCCACGACGGGGTCGTAGGTCTTCTGACACAGACCGACGAGCCAGCGCTCGTTGTCCGCGATCCCTTCGAGGAGCTTGTCGGTCTTGTTGCCGCCGCCGCCCCAGCTCAGAACGTGCGTGCGCTTGTCGAGGCCCTCGAGCTTCTTGAGCTGGAAGTCGAACCCCTTGTCGACCTCGGTCTTGAACTTGTCCAGCTCGGTGCGCAGGATCTCCGCGGCCTTGTCGGAGTGCTTGCCGATGGTCTCGATCTGAGCCTCGATGTTCTTGATCGAACGCTCGAAGGCCGTGCCGAGGTCCATGACGATCGACAGCACCGGGTCGTCGTGCGCCCGGCCTGCCTCCGCCATGACGGTCTTGATGTCCTTCTCCATCTCGTTCCCTGCACGGCGCCCTCCCGCGGGTTGCCCTGTTGTCTGCTGCGGAGCCACGCGCCTGGGCGGGCGCGCTTTCGGGGATCAGCCTAGCTCCGCCACCGTCTACTGCGGGACTCTACCACGAAGGGTCGAAACGACGTTGCCGATCTCGAGGGCCGTGGCCTTGCGGTTGACCCGCGCCAGCATGCTCCTCAGATCGACCTCCGCCTCCTTCGTCAGCTCTCTCCGCTCGGCAGTCGCCCCATCGGGCGCGCGGTCTCCCGCGGCCTCGCGGCCGTCTTTCAAGATACCTTCCTTCCGCAGCCATTCGCGCAGCACCTCCGCCTCTTCGTCGGTCAGAGGCACGCCCACCGCCTTGAGCCGCTTGCGCTCGCGGTCCGCGACCAGCACATCGAGGGCGCGCTCCACCGTCTCCGACTCTTGGGCGTCCAGGAACAGCTCCCCGTGGCCCGGAACCGAGCGCGGCGGGGCCGTCAGACCGGCCTGGACCATCGCCATCACGCACGCCGGGTTCGCGGGGATCGCCACGAGGCTGTACTCGAGAAGCTCCTGCTTGGTGAAGTGCACGCCGTACACGTAGTCGCGTCCCTTCTGGCGCCGCTTCGCCTTGATGCACTTCTCGCAGGCCATGTCCTCGCCCGCGCCCTTGGAGACCGGGTGCCACTCGACCGGCTTGAAGCCGACGGACCAGGCGCCCGCCCATCCACCAGCCACGGCGTCGAACGCGGCGACGCCCACGGGCGCGTCGGTGAACTCCGTGGTGGCGTAGAGCCCGTCCTCCTGAGCCTTCACCTTGCCGCGCCCGATGATGTCCTCGACGCGGTAGGAGTGGTTCCGCATCACGCGCGGATTCTTGCGGTAGTTCTCGAGCTGCCATCCGGTCGATTCGATGATGTCGCCCGCGCGGTCGATGCTGTCGTCCGAGATGAGGTGAGACACCGTGCGCCTATCCGCATCGACCGCCTTGACCTGGGGCACGAAGGCACGGATCAGGGGGCTCGCGGGGAGATTGCCCGCGGCCAGCATCTGCTCCTCCTGCCGCCGCACCAGGTCCCAGTCTCGGAGGATCGCTTCGTACCTGTCCATCAGCCGACCTCCTTCCCCGTTTGCCGCCACACGAACCGCGCCACCGATAGGACGGCCATCAGCGGCCACAGGAACACGATCAGAAGCAGCCGATACTTCGGCTCGGTCTTGAAGTCGTCGTCGAACGCGAACATCGACGCCAGGCAGCCCGAGCCGAACGAGTAGATCGCGACCAGAAGATAAAGCATCAGGCCACCACCGGGAGAACGTCGCATCGGCAGTTGATGACCTCCTCGGCCGGGCCCGCGGGGTCATGTGGGTGCTTCAGCTTCGTGTGCGGAAAGGGGGTCCCGATAGCGACCACCGATCCGTCCTCGTCCTTGTGCGTCTGGCGCACCTTGTCGTCGCGTGACGAGAGCCACTCGTGGTTCTTGATGCCGTTCTCCTTCATCGCGGCCTCGCGGCCTGCGGTGAAGGCCCCGCCGGTCTCCGTTCGCGCTATCGCCCGGGCGCGCGTCTTTCCGACCGCGAACACGTTCTGAGCGCGCTGGGCGAGGGAATCGACGCCCTCCCCCGCGGCCAGCCCCTCGGCGAGCGACGCGCGGAGCGCGCGCTCGAGCGTCTCGTTGATGCCCGCGATCTTCAGCGTCAGCGTGGACAGGCGCGACATGACCTCCGGACGGAGCATGTCGAACGTGAACGACGGGCCCAGTTCCGCGGCGAGAGATTCGCCGCCGCGGCGCAGCGCCTGCTTGAACGTTTCGCGCGTGGCCAGCCGGATGCCCTTGTCCGCGAGGTATCGGTCGAAGACCAGGTCGCCCTCCGCCTTGATGCGCAGCTCGGCGAACAGCGGCGGCGGCGTCTCCCGGGCGATAGCCTCGCGCATCTTGCGCGATGCGGACCACCCCTTGATCGAGCGGATGTTGTTGTCCACCTCGACCTGGAGCGCGTGCATGTGCCGCCGCACGATCTGCTCGAAGCGGATCTCGAGGTCGCGCCGCCGGGCGATCAGGCCGCGCCACAGCGCCAGGCGGAAGGCCTCCTTCTCCCCGTCGGCGCGCCGGACGACGTACACGCCGCTGCGGCGCCGCACGAGGCGGTGGGTCTTCGCGAGCGTGTGGGGAAGCGGGAACGAGCGCTCCTCTTCTTCCTCCGGCTCTTCTCCGGGCGGCGTTTCCTCGGGCTCCGTCTCCTCGGTCTCGGGGAGCAGGGACATGCCCGCCATCGAGACGGGGATCATCCCCACGGGCAGGTAGCCAACCTCGTAGTCCTCGATTTGCTTCGGGTCCCACCGCATCTCGAGCCGCTCGTTGATGACCTGCTTCGAGAGCCCCATCGCGAACCAGTCCTTCGCGATCGTGGTCTTTTCCTGGATGTCCTCGAGCAGCGCCTTCACCTTGTCCCAGGCGGGGCGCACGGTCACATCGGTCACGCCGATCTTCGGCAGGAAGTCCGCGTTCAGCGTGGCGGTGAAGATCGCCAGGAAGCGCGCGATGGTCCCTTCCCAGTAGACCTCCTTCTGGCGCTTCGAGTTGGCGTAGTCCGCCTTCTCCATCACGCCGCCTTCGAACGGCGGCAACCCCTCGAGCCCGAAGACCTGCTCGCGCGCGTACTCGCGAAGGTCGCGGAAGTCCATGTTCTTCGGGTCGACCCCCGCCTTGTCGAGGTCCCACCCGGGCGGCAACAGCCCGACGCCGCGCTTCCCCGCGAGCGCAGCGTTCCACCGCTTCATGAACTCCTCGCGCTGGGTCTCGACGCTCTCCGTGTCCGCCGGAGGCTTCAGTACGATCGTGGGGATCCCGTTCTGCTCGCCGAAGAACCGCGCATTCCAAGCGCGCGCGGCGATGTCGGAGACGATCTCTTCCGTGAGCGCGTCCATCTCCGACAGCCCGCGGACGCTGCCGGGGTTCTCCGGGTCGAACCGGCGGAAGTGCGTGAGACGCGTCTCGTCCAGCGTCTCCGTCTTGGATCCATCGCGCCGCGCTCCCCACACCACGCGCCCGTCGCGCTTCTCGGTGACGACGAGGCGCGGGTGGATCAGCTCGACCTCGCCCAGCGTCTCGGTGGCCGCGCCGCTCGAGGGCCGCGCCGCGCGGTCAGCCATGCGGAGGTCAGGGAAGTACCAGAACGCCTCGCCGAAGAGCTTGTAGTGCAGGTTCGTCGCGATCCCCAGCTCGAGACCAGACAGCTTCTTCCCGGCGCACACGCCGCCGCGGGCAAACACGTCAAGCAGCGGGTGCTTCGGGATCGGCTTCCCGTTCGCCCCGACCACCTCCCAGCCCACGCTGGCAGCGTCCTCGGAGATGCGCGAAATCGCCAGGGCGAGCGGGGCGTGCTTCGCGTAGAGCCCCGTGACGGACGGGGCCACGCCGCCGTGCGCGAACGCCAGGTCGATGGGCAGGTTGCCGTGGAGGAACGTGACACCGAACAGCGCCTTGGCCGCGGCGCGCATATGGCCGTCGATGGCCAGCACCCCCGCGAGCCGGAAGCGGTCGCGCATCTTGGGCAGAGGCGGGCGCTCGTCCATCAGACCTCCGCCGGGGTCGCCGTGACCGCCCTATCGAGTGCCGCGAAGTCCACGCGCCCGGCCTCGTCAACGAACAGACGCATCCCGAGCCCGCGCGTCGTCCCCCCAACCTGCAGCGGCTGCTTTCGGAGGCGCTTGGGTAGGCACCGGATATAGGTCAGGATCCCGCGCGACGACGGCGGCTGCCCCGCGGCGGCCCACGCCGCGTGCTGCTTGCACCAGTGCGCCCACGGCTTCCGGGCCTTCCCGCACCAGCAGCGGAAGGTGCTCACGATCGATCCTCCCGCGCCCGGCGCAGACGGTCGCGCAGCGACGAACGGTCGCGGTTCTCGAAGCCGATCACGCCGCCGTTGTCGAACACCTGCTGGTGGTCGCCGACGTGGCCGCGCGGTAGGTTGCAGATCGCCACGCCGCACCGCGCGGCACAGGGCTGCGTCTGGAGCTGGGGCTTCCGGTCCAGCTCCATGATCTCGTGATCCACCCGGGCGGCCGTGGCCGCGGCAACCCAGTCGGCCTTGGAGATGAGGTTCCCCTCGCGGTCGTAGAAGTACTCGGCCATGACCCGGTGCGCGAGGGACACGGGGAATGGGTGCCCGATCTGGTACTCGGCCACAACCTGTTCCGACTTGAAGCCGTAGACCTCGGTGGTGGTCGTGAAAGTCCTTGTGGGGAAAATATCGGGGCACTGGCCAGGCTCGAGAAGCATCAGCCCACCCGGTCCCACACGCCGTCGTGCATCCGATAGAAGCCTGCCCGCTTGCAGTGGCGGCACAGGATGAAGCCGTCGTCCTCGGAGACGTACTCGTGCCCGCCGCAGGCGATCGTGCCCAGCAGACGGCGCACCAGGAACCGGAAGTACCAGACCCAGCCCTTCCGGCGCCGGTTCTTCCAGCGGCGAAACGCCTCGACCAGCTCCCAGGAGGACCTGGGCCGCCCGGTGGCGGGGTCGAAGACCAGGTTCGCGGGCTCTGCTGGTTTCACGCCCACCCCCACCCGGAGAGGTCAGCGTCACCGGCGCCGCGCCGCAGCTCCGCGAAGGCCAGGACGGTGGCATCCCACCGGTCGGGGGAGCGTCCGTTGTGGCGCTTTCGGAAGTCGTCCTTGCTCTCGACCTTGAACACCTTCCCGCCGCGCCCGAAGCCGTACCGCACGTCGGCCGCCTCCTCGGGCATACCGCAGGTTTTCAGGTGCGGGGCGATGGAGATGAGGCCCGGCCGGAAACGCCGCTCCGCCATCTCGAGGTTCACCTGGGCCTTCAGGTTGGCGTACAGCTCGACGCCCTCCGGCTCCTGAGGCGTCTTGGGCCCGCGGCGCGTGGCCTTCTCGCCCACGTTGACGCCGTGGACGCGCGCGGCCAGGTTTCCCTCGCGGTGCATGCGCCGGAGCTTGTCAGTCACACCGCCCCCGACGCCGATGTCGTCCACGCGGATCTCGTCGCTGCCCAGCTCGCGCGCCAGGTGGGCGACGCGGTCTGAGGTTTCCTCGGTGTCCTTCCCCGCCCATGCGTGGATCTCGTCCAGGAAGTCCCCGTCTCGCTGGGCGCACGTGCTTTCGTCGCCCCCGAAGCGCCCCACGTCCACGCCCAGGGTCTTCAGCCCGCGGCGCAGCTCGGAACCATCGGGCGCCTTGAGGCGACCGTATGCGTCCTCGAGCTGGTCGAGGGACACGAGGGCGTCCGTAGCCTGGCGGGGGAACATCCCGAGAACCTTCGCGCGGACGAAGGGGTGCTCGCGGCCCCACTTCTCGATCAGCTCCCGGGCCCACTTCTCCGAGACCCGCGGCGCGCGGTTGGGGTTGTCAGGGTCGCCCGTGATCTCGAAAAGGGTCCACAGCGACCGGTCGCTGTAGCACGCCGCATGGAGCGGCCCAGCGAGGTGGGTTGGGTTTCCGGCCTGGACCACGTGCGGCTCGAGGCCGGTGGAAAGGACGGCGTCGGCCTGGTCGAGAACCGCACTGGGCATCGCCCCTGTCTCGTCCGCGATGACGATGACGTAGTCGGCGTGCAGCCCGGCGAGCGTTTGGCCCTGGACCTCCGGGCTGGCGCTTCGGTCCCACTGGCGGGTGGAGAGCCACCACTCCTCGGGGTGGTCGTCGGCGAAGATCTTGGTCTGAGTCCACGTGAACGCCTGGGTGAGAAACTCCGACGACCGCTGCCACTTCGCCATCTCCGCCCATAGGTTGTCACGGAGGTTGGGCCACGTGATCGACGTGGCGTATCCCTTCGGGAACAGGCGCGTGGCCAGGTAGTTCCATCCGATCCAGGAAAGCACCGCGCTCTTTCCTGTGCCCACCGATGACTTCAGAGCGAGCCGCGGCGACTTCGGAAACGCCTCGAGGACCTCGTCCTGCCAGGGATCGGGCGTCGCCCCGAAGCACTCGCGGACGAAGCGCGGTGGGCTCGCTTTCCACGCGCGCAGGCGCTGGCGCGCCTGTGCTACCGCGTCGTCAGTCGCTACCGCCATCGGTGGGGTTGTCCTCGTCGTCGCCCGCGAGGAGCTGGGCGAGGGTGAGCTTGCCGGAGAGCTTGATCCCCTGCATGGGGCGGCCGCGGCGCCGATCCAGAAGCTCGCGAGCAGCAGCAAGGCGAGCAAGCGCGTACCGCGACGGGCGCCGCATGACGTCCAGGATGACGCCCAGGGCCTCGTCGGCTTGTGGGTCCTTGTCGTCGGCGAGCTTCGCTGCACGGATGGCCTTCACTGCCCCGCGGGGCAGCGACTCGCTTCGGCCGCGGGGGCGGCCGCGCGGGTTGTTCGTGTGACCCTTTCGCACAACTTCACATTTCCCTACCCGTCCAGAACAGACACGTCGCGCCTGCGTTCTGTACCACCGTCGGCGCTGTCGTCCAGGTTCTTAGACCCCTTCGTGGAGACGGCCCCGTGCGCCGGGGCGAGTAGGAAGGCGGCGCGGACGCCGTGCCGGGCGGCGCAAAGGCGTCGCACCATGGTCTCCGCCCGGACGACGGCGGCGGCGTAGTCGGCTGCTGGCATCTCGCGGAACCGGACCACCGACGCATAGCAGTTCCGACAGACGGGGTCGCCATCGAGGTGGAAGTCGGCGCGGACGTCCATCCGGGCCGCGGCGCACAGGACGCACAGGCCTCCGCCGCTCATGCCACAACTCCGCGGCGGCGAAAGTCGATTGTCCAGGGGCCGCTCTTGTCTGAAGACAGACAAGAGGCGCGGACAATCGAATGTCTACCACCTGCGCCACTTCTGACTTTCGCCATTTCTGCCCAGGCGCGCGGCGGCGTGTCCGGGCCGCCCTCCCGCGGCCCTCGGACACGCACAAGCTCGCCGCGCCCCTCGCCCCTGGTCCGACCGGAGGCGCATATGTGCTGGACAATTCGGACAATATGCGAGTTGGCGAGCAAAAACCGCACAGCTACCGCCTTTCACTCGAGCGGATTGTCCGCTTCTGAATTCGGACAATCCGGACAGTCCTCGACCAGGACCAGCGTGGGGGTCCGGGCGTCGATCTGCTGGCCGTACATGACCAGCTCGGCCTCGATCAGCTCCTTCACGGCGACGGATACGCGCTGGCGCTTGAAGCCGAGGAGCTTGGTGATCTCCGACTGGACCGTGGGCCCCCGACCCTTGAGGAAGGCCAGCACTTGGCGGGCGATGTGTCCCAGTGGTTTCGCCACGGTTTCGCCCTGGTACTCGATCCGGAAGCCTTCGGGGGTCCACTCCGGCCGGATCCGGAACGGCACGAGGCGCCCGGAGTCGCGGGACTTCTCGGTGGTCACCTTGATCGTCCCGGTGAGCGTATCGGGCTCGAGCCCGATCTGCACATCCGCGGCCGCCCACCACGCGGTCGGCCCGCGGTATCCCTTCGCGACCTCGCGCCCGGTGTGGTGGACGAGGATGAGCGGCACGCCGCGCTCGGTGGTGAGCGCGCGGAGGCCGCTGGTTAGCTCCTCGGTGGCGTCGTTGTCGACGTCCCACCTCACGTCGCGGCCGCGGATCTGTCGCGGGCGCAGCCCGGTCAGGCTGTCGAGGATGACCAGCTCGGCCTTGGTGCGGTCAAGGAGTTCCGGGAGGTCGTCCAACGTGAGGCGCGGGCGGCACGTGGACGCGTGCACGTGGGTCACCTCGCCGCGGCGCCCGGAGGCGCCGAGGCCCCGCTCGACCATGTCGGCGCGGGCCCGGAGGCGCCCGGCGGTCTCCTCCGTGGCCACCC